GAAAAAGGGCCGGAAATATTGACTATGGGTTCAAGTAGAGGATTTGTAACAGCGAACGATAAAATTGGCGGGGGTTCTATTAGTAATATTGTTACAGTAAACGTAGATGCTTCTGGTTCTTCTGTTTCTGGAAATGATCAGGCTGGACAACAACTTGGTAATTTAATAGCAGTGGCAGTACAATCTGAATTAGTTAGACAGCAAAGACCAGGAGGGTTATTAGATTAGTGGCTAGTTTTCCTTCGATAAATCCTATTTACGGAACTAAAAAAACATCTTCGCCTAATATACGTGTTATACGTTTTGGTGATGGGTACGAACATCGAGTTTCTTTTGGCCTAAACCAAGATCCTAAAATTTATGATTTAGTTTTTTCAGTTTCAGAGACTGATTCAGATACTATAGAAACTTTTTTAGATGCAAGAGCTAAAGATGCTGCTAGTTTTACTTTTCAACCTCCTGGCGAAAGTTCATCTTTTAAATTTGTTTGTGAGAAGTGGGATAAATCTATTCCATTTCTAAATAGAGCAATAATACAAGCTACTTTTAGACAAGTATTCGAACCATAATGGCAATTCCAGTATCAGAATTACAAAAAATAAACCCTAGTTCAAAGATTGAACTTTTTGAATTACAACTCGATACAAATTTACATGGTAATAATGATATTTTTAGATTTCATAATGGTGCAAATCTTAATGCTAATGGAGAAATTGTTTGGCAAAATAATTCTTACCAAAGATTTCCTGTTGAGGCATCAGGTTTTGAATACACTTCAAAAGGTATGATACCTAGACCAACTTTTCGTGTTAGTAATGTTCTTTCTACAATTACAGCATTGATGATACAGGTAAATGCTGTGACACCTGGTAATGATTTAATAGGAGCTAAGTTTACAAGAAGAATTACATTAGCTTCTGCACTAGATAATGTAAATTTTGCAAGTGGTACAAATCCTTTTGGAACGCCTAGCTCTAACGAATATCCTCAAGAAATATTTTTTATTGACAGAAAAGTCAGTGAGGATAGAAATCTTGTTGAATTTGAATTAACTAATGTTTTAGACATTCAAAATAAAAGGATACCTGCAAGATTAGTAACAAGAAATTTATTTCCTGGTGTTGGTACTTTTGTAAACGGATGAATTGGAAAATTGATGCTATTAAACATATAAACGAATGTTTACCTAATGAAAGCTGTGGACTATTAGCTATTGTAAATGGCGTAGAAAAGTACTTTCCTTGTAAGAATTTAGCAGAAAGCAAACATGAATATTTTATTATTGATCCAGATGATTGGGTTGTTGCGGAGGATAGCGGGCAACTTACAGCAATAGTACATTCACATCCAAATAATACAGAAAACCCCTCAGAAAATGACAGAGCGAGTTGTGAGTATTTAGGATTGCCTTGGTATATTTATGGTCTTGAAACTAAAAATTGGTTTTATTTGTTGCCAAAAAGTTATAAAAAATCTGATTTAATAGGTAGAAAATTTATATGGGGTGTTTATGATTGCTGGTCTTTAATTACTGATTGGTACAAACAAGTAAAAAATATAGATATTCCATACTGGAATCGTCCTAAAACTTTAAAAGATTTTATATCTAATCCAGAATTTGAACATGCTTTACCTAAATTAAATTTTGTAAAACAAGATGATAAAAATAATATACAAGTAGGTGACGTTTTATTATTTAAGACTTGTACAGGAGGACTCGATCATGTTGCTGTTTATATTGGAGATCAAACAATTTTGAACCATAATATAAAACATCTTAGTTGTAGAGCTATTTTTGATTTAGAATGTCAAAAAGCATTATCGGCAGTTTACAGATATGAAATTAACTAAAGTCAAAGTATATGGAAGATTAAGGCAGTTTTTAGGATCTTCTTATTTTGAAGTTGCAGCAAAAAGTCCTTTAGATGTTTTTAGGTTTTTAAATTGTAATTTTGATGGTTTAGAAAAACATATGTTGCATCAGGCTTATATAGTCAAGGTAAATGATCGGCAAATATCTGAAGATGAATTAATCATAAACACAGAAGGGGATGTAAAAATTATTCCTATTGCTGTTGGATCTGGCCCTGTTTTTGCTGTCGTAGCTGGTATTGGAGGCATAGTTGGCGGTAGTGCTATAGCAAAAGTTGGTGGTGGATTTTTAGCTAAATCAATACTTGGTTTTACAACTGTGGGTAAAGTAATTGGTGGTGCTGTTAGTCTTGTTGGTACATCATTGTTATCAAGAGGTGCGACTGCCCTTTTAGCTCCAACACCAAAAATTACGCAACCGACAAATACATTATCCTCTGTCAATAATCAAGATCCATTAATTGAAGATGATAGTTATAATTTTTCTGGGATTTCTAACGTTAGTAGGGCTGGAATTGCGATACCCTGTATTTTCGGGGAGGTGTTTGTTGGTAGTATAAATGTAAGTAATGGAATTGATACTATTCAAAAATAGGTAATTTATTATGGTTAGAAACGTTCGTTCATATATAGGTACTGGAGGGATAAGAGGCTATCAAACTAACATAGGCTATATTGGTCGTTCCAATAAAAAACTTAAAAACAGTTTATCAAGTACACAACATTCTACTATTATTGAAGTTCTTGGAGAAGGTACTATAGAGGGGAGTGCAACAGCATCAAAAAATAATATTACTGATACAAGTTCGACAGAATATAAAAATGCATTTTTAAAGGATGTACATTTAGCTGGAACTCCTGTACTACAGGCATCAGCATCAAATTCTAATCCAAGTGATTCTGATTTTAATTTTAAAGATATAGATTTTGATTTTAGATTAGGTACAAACAATCAATCACATATAGGAGGAATTAACTCTATTGAAAGAGAGACAAGTGTTGGAGTACAAGTTACAAAATTAAACCCACCTACCAGAACTATTACAGATACAGATGTTGATGCTGTAAGAGTTACTTTAGTTTTTCCTATTTTACAAAAAATTGAAAATTCTGGTGATATTGTTGGAGTACCTGTGGATATTGATATTGATTTAATACAAAATAATGGGACAACAACTAGAGAGGTTTCACAAACAGTAGTAGGAAAGACAAGAAGTGCTTACTTTAGAGATTTTATTGTTAATATTCCAAGCAACGCATCATTTCCAGTTTCAATTAGAGTAAGTAGACCAGATCTCACAAGTACTAATGATAAATTTATTGATTCATATTCTTGGTCAAGCTTTACAGAAATTATTCATGAAAAAAATGCATATCCAGATGTTGCACATTTAAAACTAAGATTTGATGCACAACAGTTTTCTTCAATCCCTTCACGTATGTTTAGAATACGTGGGATTAAAGTTAAAGTTCCACATAATGCTACTGTTAATAAAACTACTGGTGCAATTACATATACAGGTGTTTTTAACGGAACATTCAAAGGATCAAAAGAGTGGACTAGCGATCCCGCATGGATTTTATATGATTTATTAACTAATGATCGTTATGGGGCAGGTTTAAGTGAGTCAACTATAGATCAGTTTGCTTTTTTCTCAGCAAGCGTATATAACTCAACTCTTGTTAATGATGGTTTAGGAGGTTTAGAACCACGTTTTAGCTGCAATGTAAACATCAATAATACAAATGAAGCTTATGACTTAATAAATGACTTATGTGCTGTAATGCATGTACAACCATTTTATAGTGCTGGTAGTGTCACTATATCTCAAGATCGTCCTTCTGATCCTGTTTATCAATTTACAAACGCTTCAGTAGTTGATGGAGATTTTACATATTCTGGAACAAGTAGTAAGACAAGACATACTGTCATAAATGTTGGTTATTTCGATATGGAAACACAGGATTTAGATTATGAAACAGTGGAAGATATACCAAATATTAATAAGTACGGATCAATTGTTAAAACTATAAAAAGTTTTGCTTGCACTTCAAGAGGGCAAGCTGCACGAATGGCAAAATGGTTTTTATTCAATGAACAAAGAACCAATGAAGTTTGTACTTTTGTGATATCTGCTGAAGCGGGTGTTTTAATTAGACCAGGGCAAGTTATACAAATTAGTGATCGTGTTAAATCAGGATTAAGAAGAGGTGGAAGAGTTAAAACAGCCTCAACCACTGCAATAGTAGTAGATGATTCTGCAAATACAGATTTAGATGCTACAAATAATGCAAAATTATCCGTAATATTACCTGATGGAACGCTTGAAACGAAAAGTATTAGTTCAATTGTTGGTACGACTGTTAACTTATCTTCACCGTTAAGTCAAACACCTAATCCTAATACTGTTTGGATTTTAGAAAATGATACTACCTTGCCTACGACATGGAGAATAATTAGTGTTACTGAAGATAAAGGTGTTTATAGTGTTAGTGCGTTAATTCATATTCCAGCTAAATATGCTTTTGTTGAAGATGGTGATCCTTTACCTGTAAGAAAAATATCTACTTTAACTGATATAAAACCCGCTCCAAGTAATCTAAGTGCTATTGAGTCTATAGTTTTAATTAATAACAAGGCAGTTTCAAAGCTATCTATTGATTGGCAGCCTGTACAAGGTGTAGATAGTTATAACATTCAATATAGATTCAGTAACGGTAGTATTGAGACATTTAACGTAACTAGTAGTGATTATGAAATTTTTAATACTGGATTAGGAACTTATGAAATTGAAGTTTTTAGTATAAATGCAATAAATATACCGTCAAAACAACCTGCAAGCTTGACAGTGAATACTGTGGGTAAAACTGCAATACCAGCTAATGTACAAAATTTAAGAATTGAACCTGTAAATAATAAGCTAGTAAGATTACGTTGGGATGCAAGTACGGAAACAGATGTCTTGCATGGTGGTTTTTGTAAGATAAGACATTCTTCAAAAACAGATGGAACTGGTGAATTTGCTAAAGCTGTTGATATTGATAAAATTCCAGGTAATAGCACAGATATTGTCGTCCCTTATATTGAGGGTGAATATTTAGTTAGATTTATTGATGACGGTGGAAGAATAAGTAATGGAAGTGCTTCTGTTGTTATTGATTTACCAGATCCACAACCTGCACTAATTGTACAAACAAGAAGAGAAGATCAAGATAGTCCTAAATTTCAAGGTGTAAAAACTAATGTTGCTTTTGATGCTACAACTAACTCTTTAAATTTAATAGGTGCAGGTAATTTTGATTCAATTACAGACCTTGATAACATTGCATCACTTGATGACTTTGGAGGTATTGCATCGTCAGGTACGTATGATTTCAATGAGGTTCTTGATTTAGGTGCAGTTTTTAGTTTAGATCTTAAACATCATTTCTTTACGGAAGGTTTTTATCCTAATGATTTATTTGATAGCAGGTCTGGTTTAGTAGATACATGGCAAGATTTCGACGGAACAACTGCTATTGATGTTAATGCAGAATTATTAGTAAGAGTTACTCAAGATGATCCTTCATCTGGATCAGCTACATTTACTGCATTTCAAACTTTTGTAAATGGTATTTATAAAGGTAGAGGTTTTCAATTTAGAAGTAATTTGAAAAGCAATGACCCTGCCCAAGATATTAAGGTTTCACAATTAGGATATACAGCGACATTACAAAGAAGAACAGAGCAAAGTGCAACAGCTATTAGTTCTGGTGCGGGTGCAAAAAACATCACCTTTACTCATCCATTTTTTGTGGGAACTTCCGCTTTATTAGGAGCAAATTCTAACTTACCCTCTATAGGTATTACTGCACAGAATTTAGGGTCAGGAGAGCATTTTGAAATAACAAATGTATCTGGAACAGGTTTTACAGTGCATTTCAAAAACTCATCAAATGCAAGTATAAGTAGAAATTTTAACTTTACTGCGGTAGGATTTGGTAAAGGTAACTAAATTATGACAAGAGTTGTAAGCACAGGAAAAGAATCAGGAAATAATTTCGAGCCTGCAAATGGTACAGGAGCAGCAGTTAGAACAGCTTTAAAAGATATTTTTGGTGCTTTAAGAACATTAAATTCTGGTAGTGGTGATCCAAGTGGTGCAGAAAATTTAGCTGCATATCAGCCACATATAGACAGTTCTACAGATTTATTAAAAATACGCAATGGTGCTAATAACGCTTTCGTAACTCTTGGAAATGTAAGTCAGACAAATTTTGGTTTAGCAGCTTTAGCAGGTGCTACTTTTACTGGCTCTGTTATTCATAACTATACTGGTGCTTTACGATTACCTGTTGGAACGACTGCACAAAGACCTGGCTCACCCGCTACTGGAGATATTAGATTTAATAGCACGACAACATCTGCTGAAATATTTAATGGATCTGCTTTTACAGCCGTTGGAGGAGGAGGTGCTACTGGAGGAGGGCAAGATGCTGTGTTTTTTGAGTCAGATCAAAACGTTAGTACAAGTTACACATTGACTGCAAATAAACACGCCCACACTGTTTCTCCTACAATTAACTCAGGTGTTACTGTGACAGTGCCATCTGGTGCAATCCTTGTTATTCTTTAATTATGGCTTTAAACATTAACGGCACTACTGGTATTTCTGGAGTTGATGGATCAGCTTCCGCACCAGTATTACAAGGAACAGATAGTAATACAGGAATAAGTTTTGGAAGTGATATTGTTAATATAAATACGGGTGGAACGACTAGGGCAACAATAGAAAGTAATGGTCGGTTTGGTATAGGTGTACAAAGTCCAGATGATGTTTTAGCAGTTAGGGGTTCTAATGGTTCAGGAATAAGAGTAAGTGATTCCACTGCAAATGTCCTTGTTGGAACTGGTTCAGGTCCAGTTGGCAGATTGATTACTATAACTAATCATGATTTAATTCTTGGAACTAATGACAGCGAGAAACTCCGTATTAATACTAGTGGAGATATTACTAACACTACTTCACGAACACAAGGACAAACATTCGTTAACTTTACAGGCAGTGGCACATCTAACTTTTCTTTAATGGTATTTGGTGCTAATAGCGGAGGTCATAATACGGCAGGATGTGCTATAGCAATGGGAAAAAATAGTGATACCAGTAGATCATTAAATGCTGGTGGATCGGTCAATGCATCTGGTAATGACTACGCTGAATATATGACAAAATCTAGTGATTTTACTATTGCAAAAGGCGATATTTGTGGAATAAATGCAGATGGCAAGTTAACTAATAAATTTTCTGAATCTATTACTTTTGTAGTTAAATCAACTAATCCATCATATGTCGGAGGTGATACTTGGGGAACACAAGAGATTTTAGGAGAAAAACCATCAGATGATAGTTCTGACTTGACGGCATACCAAGAGAAATATGAAACAGCAAGAAATATGGTAGATAGGATAGCTTTTAGTGGACAAGTCCCTGTGAATGTTACCGGTGCAACTGCTGGCCAACATATAATTCCCATTGTTGGAAGTGATGATTCAATTAAAGGTATTGCTAAAACAGAGAAAGATTTATCAATGGCAGAATATATATCATCAGTTGGTAAAGTAATTACTTTAGAGTCTGATGGTCGAGCTAAAATAATCGTAAAGGTTTGTTAAATGACAGCAAAGATTAAACTAAACGCAGCATCAGGAGGTGGGTCTTTTAGTATACAAGCACCCTCATCATCTAGTAATAATAGAATTTTTACACTGCCAGATGTTGCAGATGCAGCAATGGCAACTGTAAATGGAATTACAGAGTTTGATTCTTGGTTTCTAACCACTGCTAAAACAACTTCAGGTGTAGTAGCTAGTAATTTAGTAAGAAATAATGCTCATGGTGCAGCAAGTCAAATTGGCACTGGAATGACTGAATCGAGTGGTATTTTTACATTTCCTAGCACAGGTAAATATCTAGTTATTTTTAACGGACAATTTGCCATAAATGGCTCATCAAATATTGTTGTAACTACTCAAGTAACAACAAATAACAGTTCATATTTAAATCACACTAGAGCATTAGATGGTAATAATGGCTCTGGGGAAAGATCAGGTTCAGGTTCTTCTTTTGCATTTATAGATGTTACCGATACAAGTCAAGTCAAAGTAAGATTTAATGTAACGGTCATAGGTGGTAGTGATCAACTGTCAGGTGCTACATCTACTGCAAGAACTTCATTTACTTTCATTCGTATAGGAGATACCTAATTATGAGTACATTAAAAGTTGGAGGAATAAGAGGAGTATCAGCATCATCAGATGCGATAACAGTAGCTAATGATGGAACGTGTACTGCCAATGTCACCTCAATAGGTGGTGGACAACTTAGTAATAGAAGAGTCAATAGAAATGGTAGCTTTATAATTTCTCAAAAAAATTCAGATACAGAAATTACTTTAGGTTCTAGTGGTGATAGATGGATTGATATGATTCAGACTTTTTTACATAATACAGCTACATTTAAAGCACAAAGAGTATCAGATGCACCAGCAGGTTTTCAATATAGTGCAAAACATACAGTAAGTTCAGCAGATAGTTCGCTTGCAGCTAGTGATGAAGCTATTTTTATACATAGAATAGAAGGTTTTGATGCAGCAAAATTTGCTTACGGAACGTCAGGTGCAAAGCAGATTACAGTATCTTTTTATGTAAAATCATCACTAACAGGAGATTTTTCTTTTGCTGCTCAAACAGGTGGCAGGAATTATGTTAATGAATACACAATTAATAGTGCTAATACTTGGGAAAGAAAATCATTTACTTTACCTGTATTAACAACTGGTACACATAATACAACAAATGGTACAGGATTGAGTCTTATTTGGGATTTAGGAAGTGGTGATACTTTTGCAACAAGTACATTAGGATCTTGGGTAACAGCTTCTAATTTATATAGATCTACAGGGGCTACACGATTATCAACAAATGTTAATGCAACTTGGCAGATTACTGGCATACAGGTTGAAGAAGGCACTGTAATGACAGATTTTGAGCATAGGGCATTCGGTCAGGAGCTTGCTTTATGTCAAAGGTATTTCACTCTTATTAATGCTGATGGAAGTATTGATTCTTTTTCTCCAATTGGAATTGGAAGATTTTTTAATGCAACTGAGGCTCAAATTTTTGTCCCATTACCAACTGCAATGCGACAGCCACCTACGATAGAGGCAGGTTCTACATCTGCCGCCGATACTTTTGCTATAAACTTTGGTGGAGGTTTAGCCTCTGCAGATTGTAACAGTTTAGCTTTAGGTGAAAGGTCATTTACCAGCATTGTCGTTGCGGCTTCTTCTGCTAGTATAAGTGGGCAAACAACTGGGATGGCCACAACTATGTATTCTCATGGTTCCGACAACGCAAAATTAGGACTTACTGCGGAACTTTAAAAGATGTCAACACCAACAATCACTAAAGTAAAAAAAAGAGCAAGCAACTTAAATCAACAATATTATTTAGTTACTTATAGTCATGGTATAACAACTCTTTTAGATAAAGATGGAATGATTATTACAAATTGGATTGCTGAAGGGAAAACAGTTGAGGATGCTGATTAATTAGTTTTTTCTATTTGCCTTGTCATAAGGCTCATAGTGACATACAAAGGCGATAAACCTATAATTAGCAATAGAATAGCTATGCTCATCAGTGACATGGCTTTAATTATGGCAAGTTTAATCATGGCTCGTATTTCTCAACTATTATCAATTTTAAGTTTTATTATCAGCGCGTCAATGTTGGGCGCGGGCGTTTATGGTTACAGGATGGTCACAAGTGATGATTTTAAACAAAAAATGATAAATGAAGTAATCAGTAATATTAATCTTCCAGAAGTTCCAAAAATCCCAAATAAAACAGGAAACGTTTTACCATTCTAAATTTTGGAAATAAAAGAAATAAATATTCCAAACATTGAATTATCAGAACCTTTACAGATAGCCCCGCCGATAGTCGTTGACATACCAATAACAATAGACATGGGTGTTCCTGTCATTGATGCCCCTTGCGCTGTTGTACGCGATTCTGTGACAGGTGGAAAAGATCATTTCACCAACGATCCTGAAGGTAATGTTGCTCTTTGCGATCACACTGCGCCATTTTATTTTGCCCCTGATTTCACACCAAATACAAAAATAATTACACCAAAACAAAATACAAAAACAGAA